TGGCGCCTGGCAAGATCTAAATTAAACTTTCATCCACCCTAGATATTGGCTGACTTTTTTGGTAACTGCTGTCCAGTCATCAAAGTTTTCTTGTCTAAAAAGTCTAGCAGTTGAATACCAAGGACTAGAATCTTGATTCAACAACCAACGCCAGTCTGTGCTGAATTTTTGTAGCATTATCCATGTGGGCCGACCTAATGCGCCACTCAAGTGTGACACAGCAGTGTCTACGCCAATAACAACGTCCATGGCCATAATTAATGCCGCAGTGTCTACAAAACTTTTAACGCTGCCAGGATAGGCCTGCACTCCTGCTTCAAGCAAGGCTGCTTCTTCTTCTTCAGGATCGGCGTCAACTTGCAAATTGATCCATTCGTATTGAGGATTAGATTTGATCATGTCCAGCATTACAGGGAACGGCACACTCTTGTGTTGATTAAGCCAAGAATCTCTGCGCCCACTCCAACAAAAACCCACACGCATGCGGGTTTTAGGACCCAGTATCTGCAACCACTCTTGCTGACGGCCTTGATCTACGTTGAGATAGTTCACTGGCCTGGGCAAATTTTCCAACGTTACTCCAAGTATGCCAGGGATGCTCATGATAGGAATCCAATAATCAAACTCACCCATGTCGTCAGTGTATGTTCCCAACTGCTGAATGACGTCGCTAGATTGCAACAAAGGAATCAATCCGTCGGTAACCTGAAGCTTGATTTTTGCTCCAGCCACATGCAAGTTGTACAAGAATCTGCAAAACTGAATGTTGTCTCCGTGGCCTTGTTCGCCTACCACAAGAATAGTTTTGTCTTTGAGATCTTCGCCACGCCAGCGAGGCTGTTGGTGTTTGGGTTCAGTGCCAGCAAGATGTTCGTATTGCCATCTGGCTTCATAAGCTGGCCATCCATTGGTGTAGTCGCCCATCAACAACAGTGCCACTGCCAAATTGAATCTAGCAGTTACGTTATTTGGATCCAAGAGAACAGCATGTTGCAAGAACGGTATGGCTCGTTGAGGATGTCCAATTTCTCGCATGACATTGCCGTAGTTGTTGAATGCCGCTGCTGAATCCATGTCTTTGGCAAATGCCAATGCATAACATTGCAGGGCTTCACCGTATTGTCGGTCAGCTCGATGTTGGTTGCCTTGTGAAATTAAAAAATCAGTTTCCATGGTACTATTTAATGGCTATATGACTACATTCTAACATTTCCATAAATACTTGTCAACACAATACGGTGTTTTATGCGGTTTAACCCGCCGCGTAGCGACTAGAACTCGCATCGGACTTCTGTAAGGAGAAACAAAAATGGGACGTCCTCTTAAAATACAAAAAACAAGCACTGGTTCAGGCAACGGCGGCGCAGCCGTTAGCGTTGACATTGGCTTTCCAAATTTTGGATCATTAACTGCCCCTGTGACCAACACAGGCGACACACTCAGTGCTACTGAATATCTTGGCGTGGTGGGTGGTGCAGCCCCCACTGATACGCCTTCGGCAACCAATCCTAGAATTGACGTAATTGTGAACATTGCAGCCCCTGACGGCAGCGGTATTGGCGTTGCTAATGGATATATTATCCGTCAAAAAGGTTCACACAAATACCTAGTTGGTGATGCCAATGGCGTTAACGACGGCAGTTTTGTAGTTGGGCAAGCATATCAAATTAGTGTTGTTGGAACAACAACTAACTGGACCGCAGCCGGTGCTCCTAGTAACTTTGGATTAGGCACAATTTTCACAGCAACTTCTGTTGGTGGATCTGGCAACGGCGCAGCATTCTCAGTGGGTGTTTGTGTACTGGCCGATGACACTACTCCAGCAGCTGGATTGATGGCTATCACATTTACAGTTACTGATTCTACTGCTACTACTATCTCCAAATTGACCAACAAGTTCTTGTTGGATTGGACTGGCGGCGCAAACTATGACCCTGCCAGCGTTGTGGCTGACAAGCGTTATGCAACCAACTTCTTTACAGACGAAGGTACAGTTATCAAATCAGGTACCACTGGTGCAGCAAACTCAGGCACAGTACAAAGCGGACAACAAAATCTGCTTGACTTGGCCATTGTTGACAACGTTACTTCTTAATTGATTTAACCCCTGGATCCTCCTAGATAACTACTAGGAGGATTTTTTATGAGTTTTGGTTTTGTATTAGGCAATGGTGTCAGTCGGTTAGAATTGAATTTGCAAACTCTCAAAGAGCTTGGTCCAATCTATGGATGTAATGCATTGTATCGAGAATTTGCACCCACGGTTTTGGTCAGCACAGACAAACCCATCAGCGAATCCATTCAACACAGTGGGTATGCCAGTGAACACAGAATGTACACTCGAAAACCCATACCAGGACTAGGAGCACATAGAGTCCCGGATGATTATTTTGGATTCAGTTCAGGACCCATTGCAGTGGCTCTTGCGGCTATAGATCAAAATCGTGCAGTGTATCTCATTGGATTTGATATGGGTCCCACAGCCGGGGACCGATTTAACAATGTGTACGCAGACACTGAGTTCTATAAAAAAAGCTCTGCCCGCCCAACTTACACAGGAAATTGGGTCAAACAACTGCAAAGAGTGTGCAAGGACTTTCCAGACGTTGGATTTTTCCGGGTAATGGGCAAAACCACAGCGGCAATTGCTGAGTTACGGGGCATTAAAAATCTAGCTGCCATGCAAATGGAAGACTTTCAAAACCGCATAAATAACACAAAGGATCTTTAAATGACTACCTACAATCGTGTCGCAGGCAATTTGGTATTCCAATCCGTAGGAAATACCGACACAGTAACTTTTGAAGGCTTGACAGCCAATGCAGCCACGGTTGTGATCAACGGTAACCTTTCAGTGACTGGCAATGCCGCACTCACAGGTAATATTTCTGGCGATAATATCTTTAACGGAACCACCAGTATTGCTATTCCCACTGCCAGTGGCAATGCAGTAATTTCAGTAGGTGGTGTGTCCAATGTGGCAGTTTGGTCAACCACTGGTGTGGTTATCACAGGAACAGAATCTGTGACTGGCAATGTCACAGGCGGTAACGTATTAACTGCTGGATTGATTTCAGCAACAGGCAATGTCAGTGGTGGAAATATTGTTGCATCAAGCAATATTATTTTAAGTTATACTTCAGGTGCAACTACAGACAGAATTCTGCGTTTTTCTGATGCAAATACTGCTATTACCACAGTTGGTGCCAACATTGGAGCAATTGAATGGTTTACATCTGATGCAGCACCAGGATCTAGAGTTACCGCTGCCATCAGAGCTGTGTACTCCGACTCTCTTGGCAATGCCAATATTTTAATTCAAACAGCCAACACCACAGCAGCCACTCGTATTGCTATCATTGGAGCATCTGGCAACGTTGGTATTGCCAACACTGCACCATTGCACACATTTGCAGTTAGTGGCACCATGTACGGATCCAGCACATTGACCATAGTTGGCAACATAGATGGCGGCAATCTAAGCACAGCCGGGTTGGTAACAGCCACGGGCAATGTAACTGGTGGTAATGTGGCCACAGCTGGATTGATAACAGCTACAGGTAACATCACCGGCGGCAATTTGATCAGTGTTGGTGCAATTGGCGCAGGAGCCGGCGGCATCAGCACAACTGGCAACGTTACAGGTGGTAATTTGGTCAGCCAAGGTGTTATCACATCAACTGGTAACATTACCAGCGGCAACGTGTTTATTGGTACCACAGCCAGCTTGACAGCCAATGTCAATGCTGGAAACGCAGTTATCACATCAAATGTTTCTGGCGCCAACGTCAGTATTGGAACCCTGCTGACTGGTAACGGTATTGGAGTACCAAATTTTGTTGTGCAATCTAGCGATGCTCCAATTTCTTCAGCTACCCCGGCCAACATTGGAACATTGACATTTACAGCCGCTGCTAACAATCGATATTCTTTTGTGAGTTATGTTACACTGGTCCCAGACGGATCAATGACCATTTCTCCAAGCGTTAATTTTTCATCAGGCACCTGTAACTTCACTACAGAAACTCAAACCACTGGTACGTCTGCATTTGCCACAGCTACAAAAACCACAAGTGATGACGTGGCAACCACTTATGCCAGCACCGGCACCGTTGCTAGAACACTGAGAATTTCGGGTACTTTCTTCAACACAGTAGATACCGCAGTGACCTTGAGATTGCAAAATTCCACCGGTATAATAACCGCTAAAACAGGTTCTTACCTTACTTTCACCAAAGTTGCCTAAAACGGTAAACTGGGTCTTATGGTAAATACACCAGAGGATCCTGTAAACCTATGGCACAACAAATAATTGACACCGGCGCCGCGGCCAATGATGGCACGGGCGAGCCGTTGCGTGATGCATTCGATGCTGTAAATGACAATTTTACAGAAATTTATGCCGCAGGTCCTGTTGGCAGCAATGTTGTTATTGCCAACAATGTAATTTCTGTCAACGGTCTTAATTCCAATTTGGTGCTGGCTGCCAATGGTATTGGAAACATTCAGGCCAATAGTTCCATCATGCCTTCAATTGATGCTGTGTATGACATAGGATCGCCAACCAAACGAATTGACACAGTTTATGCTTCGTATTTTGTGGGCAACGGCAGCCTGCTTACAGGTATTGCTGGTGGATCTGGCAACGGCACAGCCATTGCTAACGGCACATCAAATGTAGCTGTTCGCAGTTCAGGTGGTAATGTCACAATTGGCATTGGCGGAACTGGCAATGTGGCTGTGTTTTACAACAACGGCCTCACTCTCAGCGGCAACCTACAAGCTGCAAATATTTTCAGCACTGGCTTGGTCAGTGCTTCGGGCAACGTTACTGGCGGCAATATCAATGCCACTGGCAATATTTACATTGGTAACACTGTTTTTACTAGAACACTAACTGTGGGCACTAGAACCACTCCGGTATCCGTACCATTGTCCAGTAACAACAGTTTTAATGTTTTGACTCGCACCGGCAACGTGGTTGTGTATACCACATAAATGATAAAATTGGATTAAGATAATGGCAAACAAGATTCCGTTAGTAGTAAACACAGGTAGCGCACAGATTCAAGAGCTGGCCAGTGGCGATAATTTGCTGTTGACCAACAATGATATTTTGGGTGTAGGCAGTATCACTGCTGCCAATAACATTGTTGCTAGTGGCAATGTTTACGGTACGTATTTTATTGGTAACGGTTCACAGTTAACTGGGCTTGCCACCGGCAATTCAACTGCTATTGAAAGTGGAACATCTAACGTTGCTGTTGTAAGTTCAGGCGGCAATGTCACTGTTGGTATTGCTGGCACCGGTAATGTGGTTGTGGTTGGAACCAACACAGTCACAGTCAAAGCCAATATTCTTCCTGCTGCCAATCTAACCTACAGCCTTGGCAGCCCAACAGCACAGTTCAACGATCTTTATCTTTCCAACAGCACTATTTTCCTAGGCAATGCCACAATCAGTGCCAACTCAACTGCTGTTATAATGACCAACGAAAGTGGTCAACAAACTGTAATCAGCGGTGGCGGTACGCTCACAAGTTATGGCAATGCCAATGTGGCATCTTATCTTGCCAGTGGCGCAGACACTAGCAACATTATCACTACTGGCAATGTTCAGGGCACTTATGTTTTAGGTAATGGTTCACAACTGACTGGCTTACCTGCAACATACGGCAATGCCAATGTTGTGGCTAATTTGGCTGCACTAGGCACCAACCCAATATCAACTACTGGTAACATCACTGCTGGATATGTGTTTGGTAATGGTAGCCAACTGACTGGCTTGCCTGCAACATACGGCAATTCAAACGTTGCTGCATACCTGCCAACCTACACTGGTAACCTAGGTGGCGGCAACGTTGGAGTGAGTGGAGCAGTAACTGCTGCCACAGTTAGTACTTCAGGCAACATCACCGGCAGTTATATATTAGGTAATGGTAGTCAACTGACTGGCTTGCCAGCAACATATTCAAACGCTAATGTTCAGGCATATTTGCCAACCTACTCGGGCAACATTGGCGCACTACTTGCCAACGGCAACATACAAGTTGTCAACGGTATTTTCATTGGTAACGGTGCTGGACTTACTGGCGTTACTGCCAGCTCAAATGTTGGATCAGCAAGCAAACTTTCAAACGGCACAACAGAATTTAATATTCCTGTGGCCAACGGCAACGTGGTTGGTAACATTGGTGGCGTGACCAACGTTTATACTTTTGCCTCAACAGGAATGAGTGTTGCTGGTAACGTAACAGCAAACTACTTTATTGGTAATGGTAGTCAACTGACCGGTTTACCTGCCAGCTATGCAGATTCAAATGTTACAACATTATTGGCCGCGTTAGGGTCAAATGTTATTAGCGGAACAGGCAACATAACAACCACTGCCAACATCAGTGGCGGCAATGTTGCCG